CCGCCCGATTGCGCGGGATCATCGAGGTACAGATAGACGATATAGGTGTTTCCGCGCGTCAACGAAATGACGGCGGACGATGCGTTGTACGCCACCGAATAACTGCCGGCGAGCATCGTCCAAGCGGCCACGGTAATAGTGATGTTGCACGGCGTGACAGAGCCAATCGGGACGGAATAGCTAATAGCCGTGGGCAGCAGCGCGGGAGCATTGCTCACTGTACGCGTGACGAGGTTGCGCTGGTCGCCGACCGTCTGTCCGCTCCCCGCCACGCGCAGCCCGACGCGGTTGCTGCTCAGGTCGGTAGTGGAGACGCGGCCATATGTCGCTGTGTCGCTGATGTTGTCCAGCGTTTTGTTCGTGACGCCCGCTTTCGAGAGATCGACGTTGCCGCTCGTGAGTGCCGTGGCATTCGTTCGCGCGTAAGTGGCCGTGTCGGCTAGATTGTCGAGGTTCTTGTTGAGGTGATAGCCGGCTGCAAAATCGATTAACGGATTACCGGCATTGAGGCGTCCCACGAGCGGGCGCCCATACGTCGAGCCATCGGCGAGGTTATCGACGTTTTTATTCAGATGCCCGCTTGCCGTATTGTCGCCGAAATCAACGTAGGCTTTCGCTCCGCTGCCAGCTACGCGCACATCGTTGACGCGACATTCAATGTTCAGGATGTCGCCATAACCAAACCCGGTTGCCGGGGCGTTCACGGCAAACAGCAACAGGAAATAGGCTGCTGTGGATGGAGCTACCCCTGACGCGGTGCAAAGTGCCATCGTCCCTGACGTAGTGCTTGGCTGAACAGGTGAACCCACCGTAGCGCCCGCCGCCGTATACCAGGCTGCCTGCGCAATGGTATATGTCCCGTTTGGGGAACTCATCGTTGCGCCGAGCCACACCGAATCGCCGGGTTTGACGGAGAATCGCTGCGAACAAGTAGCTATCGCGAAACCAGCCCCCGCTTGCGAGCGAAGCTCTGCATTGCCGCCATGTGCCGTATTTAATCCCCATGCCGCGCCGACGCCGCCAGCCGTGAGTGACCAGGCTGGTATATGTCCGCTCGCGTCAAGTGGTTGCGAAAAGCTTGCATTGGGTATCGAAACGGGTGACCCAATGACGGGCGGGATGATGTATGAAGTGCCAGCCGCAATGTTGTCCGCATTCTTGTTGAGCTGGAACGAATCGGAGAAGTCGATGAGCGGCCGGTTCGCGTTCAGACGGCTATTCAATGCACGGCCATACGTCACGCCGTCTGCAAGGTTGTCAACGTTCTTGTTTACGTGATATCCGGCCGCAAAGTCGATGAGCGGGTTGCCGGCGTTGACCCGCGTCGCCAGCGTGCGCGCGTTCACCGTGCCGTCTGGCACTTCGTCGATGCTGTTCGGGTACTGCGAGCACAGCACGTTGTCCACATAGTAGTAACCGGCCGTGTGGCTGGCGACAGCGAGGCAGGTGCGCGCGTAGACGGTGCCGGCCGGAGCCGTGCCGACTACATACGAGCCGGCCGTGGTCGTGCCCGTCACGAAGTTGCCAGCGGTTGAGCCGATCTCGCCGCCGCCCGCATTGCACCAGCTGATGAACACGTAGCAGCTGCCTGTCGCACCAACTGCCTTTATCAGTGCTTGCGCTTTGTAGACCTGTCCCGGCCCGCAGGCCGCCAGCCCATTATTACGGTAGGCGCCATTGCCCGTACCGCCGGCATGCATGGCCGAGTTCGGGCCGACGCCGGGCGTATTGCCAGCAGTGTCGATCGTCCAACCGGTACCGCTATCCGCTGTCCAGCCATACCCAGTTGGCGAGATGTCGAAGCCGCCATTGATGACGGCCTCTTGCTGCACTTGGCCCACAGCGGTGTTCGCCGTGCTTTGCGCCGCATCGGCCTTCGCCTTCGCCGACGCATAAATCGCATTGAGCAGCGTCTGGCGTGTCGTATAGACGGTGTTGAAATTGCTGCGAAACGTCGTGCCGACAATCGTTGTATCACCCGTCTTGTCGTTCCATGCCTTCGGCGTAGTCAATCCGCCGAGATAGCTTGTCAACGCAGTGATGGCATTGTCATAGGCAACTTGCTGCGACGACGCCGATCCAAGGAACGAAACGGCCTGACTATCGATGCCGGACTGTTCGGCAGTGATGACCGCGTAGTCGCGGATGACGGTCGGCTTCTCGGCGGCCGACAGGATGCCATCGCTGGCGATGTTGGCGAGTTCGTTGTTGGCTGCATTGGCTGACGCTTGCGCGGCAGCAGCTGCATTAGCGGCACTGCTAACCGTTGTCGGCTGCAACGTCTGGTCGGCAACCGTCAACGGCGATGACACCGTGGATACCGATCCGATACCGGAAGCGTTAACGGCGCGGACGCGCGCCACATAGACGCCTGGTTTCGCGTTGGGCAGGTCGAACGACAAACCACGCTGTTTGCCGATGGGCTGCCAGTCGCCATTATCCTTGCGCCAGTCAGCCTCATAATAGACGGCGCTTGCAGCGGCATCCCACTGGATATTAAGCAGGGTCGAGGCAAGCACGGCCCCGGCAGTCGGCACAGAGGCGAGCGTCACGGTCGCGGGTCCAACCTACGAACTGGGCGGTATCGCGGTGACGTTCGGAATGGTGAGCGGCGCGCCCGTATCAATATTGGCGAACTTGCTATCGTTGTGCGCCAGCGCCGTGATGGTGAATGACAGATTCTGGCCGGTGCCATCTTCCAGCACGGACAATACGCGGAAGGTCTATGCGGCAAGCGCCGTGGATTCGACCACCCACGCGGATTCAGGAAGTGGTGCGGTGCTGAAGGCGGAGGTCGTGATGACATTGCCGGCCACCGCGCTAACGGTATGCGTCTCTGTTATACCCGACGGCATCGTGCAAGTCAGGGTGTCGCCGATGGCAACCGTTGGGGCGCTGTCCAACGTGACAACCGTTGTGGTGGCGGATGAAATACGGCCGCCCTGCCGCTTGCCGGCTCGCGCGGAGTCGGCGATGCGGATGATCTGACCCGGAGCGGCGATGGTTCCATCTAGGCCAACCTGGAACGTGACGGTTTCCGTTTCAAGCCGCGACGTCAGCAATGTCCACAGACCGATGCGATGCGCCTACGCTTGCGAGGTGCAGCCGAAGCCGGTCACACTGGTTTGCTGGATGCCGTAGCGTGCGATGCCGACATTGTCCGGCACGTACTCGACCTTGGCGCGACCGAAGTCCTGCGGGTCATTCCAGCTCACCAGTGCCGTGGTAAATCGCGTCTTACGGCCTGAACCGGTGTACGTGAACTTGCCGCCGATCACGTTTGCCTGGGTATAGGTATAGACCGGGCTCTGCGGCATATCCGCGACAGCTTGGATTGCTCCGCCGGCCCAATACGCCATGCCACGGAACACGCTCGACAGATCTTGCAGCACCTTGTACGCGTCGGCCTGCGATTGCAGGTAGAGGTTACAGGTAAAGCGCGGCTCCGTGCCGCCGAAGCCGTCAGATACCGACCCATCGCAATACTGCGCAATCTGGTACAGCGACCACTTGTTCAACAGCGCGGTGTTGATGTACTGACCCAGACCATAGCGGGCGTTCGTGGCCAGGTCGTAGAAGATCCACGCTGGGTTGTTCGTCCACGCCGGTTTGAACGTGCCGTCCCATGCGCCACCCGATGTGCCCGTGCCCGTCGTGGCATAGGTTCGCGCCACGGGGTCATAGTTGGCCGGCACCGAGATGATGCGGCCGTACAGATCGTAGGCGCGCGACGGGATCGAGGTGAACTGCGAAGCGTCGATGATGATGCCGACCAGCGCGCTGTTCGGATAGCGGAACTTGGCGTCCACGATCGCGGTATAGCTTTCGACCGTGGTCGTGTCGGCAATCGTCGCCAGATTCTAGTTCGCCGTCAGTCGCGTGACGCGCAGCACCCAGCCGGTCGTGGCGGCAGGCAAGTCGATGCGATGCGACCGCTCATACTTGCTAGTGGTCTTGCCGGTAAACGCCGACGTGAGCATGGTCACGAAGTTTCCGCCGTCCGTCTGCAGCTCGATCTTGTACTGGATCGTGTAGCCGGTGATGTCGCCGGTGCTGGTATTGCTCTACTGCAGACTCGGCACGCTCAGGCGCACGCGCACGGCAGACAAGGTGAGGTCGGTAAGCGATTGCGTCCACGGCGTCGCGCTTTTCAGCTCGGTGCCGACGGCCGTCTCATTTTCCACGTCCGGATAGCCGGGCATATAGCCCTGCGACTGCGTGCCGGTACGCGTGTCGATTTGGACGTTCTTGAAGTTCAGCGAGTTGTCGGCGTTGGCGACCGGCGTCTCATTGAGATAAATGTCCTGCAGCGCGTTTGCTGCCCCATGTTTGAAGCCAAGGATTTCGCCCTCGCTGACCAGATCGAGGATGCGCGCCTACGCGATGGAGTGCAGGCTATCCGGTGCCTCGGTGGCTGCATGGGGCGTGCTGCTGCCGCCCTTGGCGCCGCGAATGGTATCGGTCACTGCAATTCACTCCGGCCCACGTTCATGTCACCGCCATAACCCATGTGAGATTCGCCGGCCTTGGGCGGCTGGTAGGCGGCGGAGTTTTCGCGCACGTCGATGCCGGCAGAGATAACCGCGCTGCCAACCTTCAAGGGGCCGCCGTAGAGAAGCGGGACAGGGTGACCCTAGGCCTCGGTATTGATCGGGCCGTTGAAGACGTAGCTAGGCGTATTAGCGGGTTTATCCTTGGAGGATAAACCTTTGGGCATGGGGGTGAGGAGCTGGACGACGCCGCCTGCGATCATGGCTGCGCCAGTACTCATCAAGAATGGAGCGATTGGCGCAAGGAACGGAATGAATGACGCTGCAATCAGGACAGCGCCGAGAATGATGTTGAACACGCCGCCATTTTTGCTGCCCATGACAACAGGAGCGATGCGGATAGTCTCATTCCCGACCGGATGACTCAGTTCGTCCTCGGCGATATTGCGCTTGCCGATAAAGACCGCGTACCCAATTCCGCGATCTTTTGATCCAACCATATCGGCAGAGAATCCCGGTTTCTGCGACCGAAGCGCCGCGATGGCCTCTGCGGTTGAGTTCGTATCCAATGCGAAGCGGTGAACCCGACCGTACTTCCTGCCCAGCTAGCCGGAAAGAATAACAGTGCGAAGCGGCGGATTAGCGACGGTCATTAGACACATTCCTGTACAACTTTCGTGAATTTTGCATACCCGCCAAGCCCGCTAAGGCGATAACGAACCGTGACGTGTGATCCATTTGCGGCTGGCTCAACATCAAGCACGCCATTGTTACCAGTATAGGTATTCGGCATGGATACGCTATATCCGCCAGATGGCGTCGGCCCTTGGTTGATCGTAACGCTCATGAACTCGCCCCATCCATTAGCGACGCACTGGCCGACTGCGGAGGGTAATTTAGTGGACGTTAGGCTAAGATCAGGAGCCTTCTCACGCAGCCCCGAAACGCTCGCGCATCCAGCCAGCATCAGCACGATCATGGCGATGAATGTCTGTTTCATGGCCGGTCCTTTGCCGTGTTGATGACGATTTGACGTAGGCTCTTAATAATATCCGCTATGGCAAGCATGAAAGGAGTGGTGATAATCCCAATGGCGCCAATGATGGCGAGATATGCAGCCGAGCCCATGAGTCCGAACAGAATCAGCACTAACGATGCGATAAAAGTGAACCACGCAAGCAACCAGATGACGTCGGGAATGCCATTTAACGGCTCAAGCTTTGTTGGCGGATCAAACTCCCCAATCTCTTGCGCCCGTTCCGTAGCGACTGTCTTCATACCACACTCCACCCCGTTCAGTTCGCGGGATCATACACCCTGCGAACGGTGGCGTAATGTCAAGCGATGGCACTCGCGCCAATAGCCGCCCCAGCAGTCCTTCGAGCTAAGGCGGCCGTAAAGATGCTGTAGGATTAGCCCTTCACCGAGATAGATAGCGGCATGGTTCGGCACGGGCGATCTGATCTACATCAGCAGTACATCGCCGCGTCGCATCGGCTCACCTTCCGACATAACCACAAAGCCGGTTTCGGCGTAGTGGTCCAGATAGAGATTCTGACCCTTGTTCCACCATCCATCCTCACGCGGCCATGATTTGAGTGTGATGCCCAGTTCGCGTTGGTAGTAGTCGTTGACCAGCTATACGCAGTCCGTCACGCCATGGCTGAACTCGCGACCAATCAAGGGAGCCTCGTACCCGGACGGCTCGAAGACGTTGATCTCGCCCGCAATGCCATCAATCACGCTCACGATGGCCCACGGCAGGCCGGAGGCTTCGCACGCCACCTTGTCGGCCTCCGATGGTCTTGCAGCCACGTCAGGGTGCGAGTGGACGATATGCGTAATCTCGCCCCGATCTTCGGCGTTGGCGTAGTCTTCGGCGCTTAGCTGGAAATGCTCGCTCGCGGTTTCTGCCGTGTTGCGACAAGGGATATAACGCTCCTTGCCTCGGATGATGCAGATGAGACCGCAGGATTCGTGCGGATACGACGCCAACGCATGCCCGCGGATGGCGGCTAGCGTTGATTCGATCATGTTCTTGTCAAAGAGGCTGCGGCAAAACTCCCGTAGGGTAATTCGCCAGCGGCACCGAAGCGCAGCTTGCACCCACTCACCCGCAGACTGCAGTCATCGAGCGCCGGGTTACTTGTCGCCACGTCATTGACGTCAGCAACGGGGCCACCCGTATAGCCGCATTCCGCGCTGCGGTAACGCCAGCCGCAAACGTTCGCGGTGATTTGCCTGCGCGGTAGCATCACTCCGCCGAAGTCCATTGCGCTGGATAACTCGAACTGCACGACCTCGTTGTCTTCGGACGCCTTGCGCTCGATGAACCAGATTTCAGGCGGGATTTCCTGTGTCGGGTCAGCAGTTGGATTCACACCGCCGAAGTTCACCGCATCCAGATACTTGCCGAAGGTGCGGTGAAACGTGACCTTGGAGCCGAGCAAGTCCTGATAGGTCAGGCACAGCGCCGAAATGCTGCTGTCGATGTTGCCCACGGATAGCTTCGGCACGGGTTGCTGCGCGGCGGTTTTCTCGAAGCCTTCGGCCTGCAGCGGCCACGGGGAATAGATGTTGCCCTACCAGGTGATGGTTCCAACCTGCGTATACCCATGGAACCGTATCAGCGAGCCGCCGACAATCGTACCGTCAAGCTCGAACAGATCGACCATTGCGCCGGGTTCGAGTTTTTGCACATCGGAATAGATCGAGTTGGTCATGGCTTGAACATCTGTTGCAGCGTGCACGTCAGCGAATAGTTATCGCCGCCATGCGGAATCGGGCTATACGTCGCGCACTGGTAATAACCCTGCACGCCGAGCGGCGGCGTCCAGTAGAACGATATGCCGATATGCGCGTCCAGAAAGTCAGCGATGGGCTGGATCGTTGCCGCGTTGCCCTGAAAGCTCAGCGGCCACGACTACACCTTGGCGTTTATCCCGTCTGCCACGGTCTGCGCGTAGCCGTCGCCGAACTGTGCTTTGCGCACCCGTAGCGTTGTGGCGCCGGTTGGGTCGATCTGCGGCGTGAAGGTGAAGGTATCAGTCATGCGCCCACACCCTTCTGCCAGAGGATGCCGCCCGGTTGCGTGGCGCGCATCACGACTTCCTTCGCCTTCGATTCCATCATGCCGGCCAGTTGCTTCGCCATCGCGTCGGAGCTATCACTACTTGTTTGTGACTGCATGCCTCCCTTATCCACCGTGATAGATGTGTTGATGTTGATGACGTTTCCACCACCACCGGATGATTGCACGCCGAGCCTGCCATCGGCGCCACGAGTCAGCGGCATGATAGCTTCCGGACCAGCCTCCCCCAACACGCCCATCTTGCCGCCGCTACTGAACGGGGTTGCGCCGTCCACCACGCCACCCAGCGCGAAGGCGGTGATCTATCCTGTCGCGTCGAATGCTCCGCCCTTGGCAATGCCGCCCCAGCCGCCGTCGAATATCGACGCCATTTGGGCACCACCCCCGCCAGCGCTGGTATCCGTACCGCCGCCGAACATGGATGACAACGCCTTCGACATGGCGATGCGCATTTCCATCTTCGCCAAGTCGGCCAGGATCGAAGCAACCAGCGACTTGAAACTCAGCTTGCCTGTCGTGGCAAAGTTGGTCAGCGCATTCGTCATGTTATCGAACGAGCTGATGAAAAAGCTCTGCGTCAGGCCGGCGACGTTCTGGCCGGCGTCTTCGTAATCCTTCAAGGCCTTCTTGGCACCATTGAGCCAGCTACTTTGTGCGGCATCCATCGCCTTCCAGCCGTTGACGGTGTCATCCTTCAGCTTCAGGAAATAGGCGTCTGAACTGGCTAGCTCATCGTCGTACTGCTGCTGCGTCAACGTACCTTTGGCGCGTTGATCGTTGAGTTTTTGATCAGCTGCAATCTGCTGTTGTTTTATCGTGTTCATTTCGGTCATCTGGGCAATTTCCTTAGTGCCCATCCCAACCGATGCGACCTGTATGTTGATCGCGTTTTCTTTCAGCGCCAGCTCAATGGCAAGGTTCTGTGCGTAAGCATCGGTGACGGCCTTCTATTTCGCCGCCGCTGCGGCAAGATCGCCTTGAAGTGTATTGACACCCTTATCGTAGGCAGCTGTTGCCTGCGTAATGTCCGCGTGTTTCTTGATGGCTGTCTGCAACTCATCGTTCAGCTTGACCATGGCTGACGTATACTTCGCCGCTGCTGAATTGTCGGATGACGTGTAAGACGACGCGTCGAGTGAATCGACTTGACCCTGGAAGGTGCTGAGTGCGGAAATGCCGGGGTCTTTCGGCCCTTTCTTCGGCTTGAACTCCGCATCAATGCCGGCCAGATCACTAGCGAAGTTACCGCCAGAAAAAGTTGCCGACCCATCCGCATTGACGATGCGCTGAACGCCTTTCAATCGTGCATTGTCGCTGCCAGTGTGCTCCCACATCTGCTCATACGTCGCAGTGAGGTCGTTAATCTCTTTCTGCTTTTCCTTGATCTTGTCGAGTTTGGCGAAATGGCTGTCGTAATAAGCATCGGCGGCCGTGCCGGCCTTGTTGTCATCCGTGCTTTGACCCTTCAGGGCAGCCGCATCGCGCACAGCCTGGATCTAGTCGGCGATCGTCTACACCTGCGCGCGCTCAGCCTATAGCTGCTCGGGCGAGAATACTTGCCCAGCAAGACGGTCAAGCGGACTATTGCGGGCTGTACTCTGCAGATGCAGCTTGTAGGTAGCGTTAGCCTGCTGGAACTGATCCGTAAGCGACTGACCATTAACCAGTTTCGCGTACGCCTCGCCAATAGATGCCGCGCCATTTTTCCAGCGTGCAACGAGTCGGTCAATCAAACCTTCCTACGCATGCTCGGCATCCGCTGTCTTTCCCATGGTGTCTATGATGGCTTGGTAGGCTGCGGCGACCGCGCCGAGCTTGTCGCCCTCATCAATCAGCGCAAGTACATGGTCGCGCACCTTTGGTGTGATATTGCCGTATTGCTGATTGATCTTGTCCAGTGTCTGCAGCGGGTTCCTCGACAATTCGTCGAAGATCTGGATGACTTGCTTTTCGCTATCGCCCGTCGCCTCACCGAAAACAACGGCGGCCTCGGTGGCCTGCTTAAACGTACTGGCCGTCACGGCGCCGGTAGCCATCAACTATTCTTGAATTGCCACCACCTGCTTCGCGCTTGTGTAAAACGTCGCGTACTATTGGGCTGATGCACGTATCTGTTCTGCTGACAATCCTGCCGCGCTACCGCTCCGCGTGATAGCTTGTTCAAGCTCCGTTTCCGACTCGGCTGCTTTGTATGCCTCCACGCCAAGGAAAGCGATAGCCGCTGTTACGCCAGCGATGGCTAGTCCCGTCGGTGACATTAGCGCGCGCAGCAGTCCGGTTGAATTTGCGAGAGCCGCACCACTGCGCTTCAATCGGCTTATATTGCCGGATGCCAACTCGCCAGCCATGATGCCAAGTTCGTACTGAGTACGCGAATTGACCGTCTTAGCTGCGGTATTTTCAATCGTCGCCACGGTGTCAGCCTTGGTGGCGACGGTATCAGCATCACGCGCGCCAACCAGTCCCTCGGTGCTGGTCATCTGCGCATCCTGCGCGGCAATGGCGGCTTGCGTCGCGGCGATCTGCTCGGCAGTCGCTTCGATGCGTGTTCCGGATGCTTCGGCAATCGCCCGTTCACTCAGGGCGATCTAACCGCCCGCCGCTGCTTGTTCGGCATACGCCGCAGCAATGGATTTATGGCGCGCGGCAGACATCTCCGCCGTCTCGCCGAACGCGTTGACAGCATCCTTCGCCGTGTTGACGCTTGCCGATAGCGCGGCGCTGGCGTCGGCTGCTCCGCTCATACTTGTGCTGGCCGCATCCACCGTTGCCGATACAGCCGCAATGTCGGACGACGCTTGTGCTGCTCCGCCGATGCCACCGATAGCCGCTTCGGCACGCGCACCAGCAGCGGTCAGAAGATCCAGCTAATCGGCCGCCGCTTTCGCGCTGGTGCTGTCTACGACGATGGTTAGTGAGGCTGTTTCATTTGCCATCAGTTTCTCACCCGGTCAAGTCGCATCATCGTTTCCACTTCCCATGGCTTCAGCTTGCGATGGGTCATGGTCTGCCAGTGCGCCAGTTCCGCGTACAGCAGCGGGGGCGCGTGTTCGTTCAGCCAATGCCAGAGATAGGCCAGTTCTTCCGGTGGCTCGCCTATCTCGGCCAACTCTTGCGGCTTGATGCCCGTTTGCTTCCATACGGCCCGCAGATGCTTGATCAGCGGGACGGTGGAACCCTCCGGTGGGCGCGAGAGCCTTACTTGCCCTTCGGCCCATTCTTGGAGCCGGTCAAGCCGTTGCCGAAAAAACGGCTGTGGTCATCCGCTGCGGAAACGACGGCATCAGCCACCTGTGGAGCCTCGCGCAGAAACTCACGCACCGATTCCGGCGTGCAGGGTTCGTCGAAGCTCCACGACTTGACCAGGGCCGCGTGCATCTTGGCCTTGACCTCGGCAATGGCGTCCTTGCGTTTGCCCTCATCGCCCAATGCCGACGTTTCTCCGGCATCTTGCAGCGCCTTGTCGCGGGCTTCCCGGAACGCATCGGAGAGGCTGGATACGACTTCGACCCAGTCCTCCCCGATATGCCCGGTAGAGGGATCAAGCAACTTGACCTTGATGCCCTCGTTGGCCTTTTCACGTGTTTTGTAACGGTTGATCCGACTCATTAGGCGGGCGTCCGGGTAATCTGCAGGTTGGTGCCGGTCACGCTATCGAGCAGCGCGGAGAACGGCATGGCAAGGGTGATGGGCTTGTCACTGGACACGTTCGGCGGCGCGCCCGTGTACTTCACGCGTGGAATCAGGATGTCGTAGCTGTTCGTGCCATCGGTCAAGATGAACTCGATGCTCGATTCCGTTTCATTGACGAACTTGTTGAGCATCGTCGTGTCTTGGAAGTACGCCGTCACGGTGCCGGTGACAGTGGACTTGCCAATGGCCGGCTCCAGGGTCAGAGGCGAGCCGACGACGTAGATTTCCGAGAGATTGTTCTTCAGCGTCAGCTTGACCTCGGTCAGCACGGCGATCACCGAGCCGCCTTCCTTGATCGTACCGCTGAAGCCATCGTAGGGGCTATTGGTCGGTGCGGCGGTATATGTCGCGCCCGTGACGATGGTCGTGGCGCTGGACTGATCCTGACCAACGGCGTTGAACACGATCGGCACGATGCCCTCGGCCTTCACGTCGATGTCGAAGCCGTCGAATTCCGTGCCTACATAGCGCAGGTATTGGCCAATGTCGGCGAAGTCGCGCTCAATCGTGAAGCTCTTCCGCGCAACACCCGCTTTCAGGACGCCAGTCGTCCATGTGCCGCCCATCGCAGCCTCGAGGAAATCATCGAACGCCGCGCCCGAGAACTCGCAATTGATCGCACCGCCCACCTTCTTTGTGCCGTGGCGCAGATCCGTGATCTAGCGATCAGCGCGCAGTTCCGCACTGGTATACGTGGACTTGGTAAGCGCCAAGGTAGTGCCGGTGTGGCGAATCGCCTTGAACACGGGGGTTGCCGGCGTGGTGCCATAAACCGTTTCGGCGACATACGCCATTGAGTGGCGTGAGCCGTTTGCAATCGTCATGGTGACGTCTCCGATGGGTGAATTAACGAGGGGTGTAGGCGCGCCATGACACGGACACGCTTATGGTCAGCCAGCCGCCGCCCTGCGACAGCTTGGAACGGGAGCAGGCAAGAATAAGGACGGATTGCGTGCCGTGTACTGCGGTAGCTCCAGCCTTGAACGTGGAGCGCAGCGTGTCGGCATAGCCGAGCAGCGCGCCGGTTCCGGTGTTCGGCGGGACGTTTAGATCAATCTGGAAAATGCCTGTGTGTAGGTCAAGGCCGTTTGCGCCAAGCGTATCGACGATGACTGGCGACGGAAGCAACCACAGCTATGCCCACGGAGCCGCTGGCGGGGCAACGAAGTCCATACCTTCCCATGCGGTAGGGATGCCAAGCGAGGTGCCCTGATAGGCCGCCACGAGGGCTGCATTGATATCGACAAGGCTCACGGCGCACCCTCACGCAAGATCGCTTGAATGCGGGTCATGTTGACGCGAACCATGCCGGCCGGCGCCTGCTTGCTGAATCCCGCAATGGACTTGATGACCCAGCCCTTACCCTTGACCCATGATCCCTGCTTGACAGGATCTGGGTAGCCGCCAAATTCGATCACTTCTGCATATGGCAAATTGTTGGTGAGATAGGCCTTACCGCCAGCTGGCCCGATGCCTGCCGCAATCTCTGCCATTACGGTTGCCCCAGAGGGATCTAGCCTGTCTACCTCAGACGTGACCGGCGCGCTCATGGATATCTGCCAGTTGCCACGGAATCGACCCGTATCGACGGGCGACGATAGGACGATGGAGTTGAACAATGATTGCGTCACGGCACGAACATAAGCATCCGTTTTCGCCGTAGCGCTTACCTTGAACTGGCCCAGCTCGGCGGAAAAGGTCATGCCCTTACCTGCAGCCTGTACGCCAGTGGCGTATTCGTCGGCTCAACCTGCTCCATGCGCACAATTGCCCACGGCACGCCGGAAATAAGCAATCGGTCAGTCATCAGCGGAGTAACGGCACCATCGAGCACTGCCATGCGGTCGTTCGCTTCGACCGCAAAGGACTTCGCGTAGTCGTCGGTGATGCGGGTCAGGATGCCAAGGCACGGAATGTCTGCTGACGTTCCGCCCGTGGTGACGCCCAGCACCGGGTCATAGGTTCCGGCCGTCACGCGACGCAGCGCCATGGGCATGCCGAATTGCTTGAGCTACGTCGTGACGATGGTGGCCATGTCGGAGTAGAAGGATGTCATGGCGTCATCACGTCGATACCCATCCCGCACCCGTTTTCGTAAATGCAGGCAATCTCTACCGCGTCGGCGGCACTCTTGCCGCAGTGCATGGCGGCAATGGCGTAGTCACGTCCGCAGCCAAAGGCGATGAAGTCATCCTCATAGATCGCAGGATAAGGCGTGTTTGTCCAGCCTTGCACGACGCCCTTTATGACTGCGATGACTTGGCATTCATCGGTATTCCGGCATGAATCGGGAAAGGTTTCCGGCTTGCGTTCGCCGCGCACCCATGCCAGCAGCTCAAGGGATAGCGGGATGGTGCCGCAGATGGCAGCCACGCCGCCGCGAATCTTGAACAACTTCTATCCCGTGCGCCGCAATCCGGCGCTGGTGTATTGACGGTCAGCGGCAAGCGTCGCGCCGTCCCATGCAATGACCGTCACGACCGGCTCGCCGCAATCGACAACGCGCCGCGCTTGTACAGCACGTTAAGCAGCGTGTCGGGGTTGGCGAAGGCGCTCACCGACAGCACGCGGCCCGGGTTGGTGGACGGCGATGCCCATCGCGTAGTGGTTTTCACCGCGCCAGATACTTCGTTCGTCTGCTCGATGACTGGCCCGCTGATGACATAGTTGGCCGGGTTCTGCTGCTGATCGTAGACAAGCAACGCTTGCGCCATCTGGCCGTATTGCAGTTCGCGAGGGATGACGTTGTTCGGCAGGATCGCGCTGTCGATCGACACGCCCGTGCGCGGCCACTGCAACGGCTGGTCCTGAGCCGACTCAGCGGCAACCATGGTGGGGTTGTTCCACTGATAACGAGGATCTCCGATCAGGTAGGTTGGCAGCAACGTCGCGTTGTTGGCCTGCGATGTCTTGACACCTTTGAACCTGTCGCGCTGCGCCTCGATGTAATCCATCGCCTTGATGAGCAGCACGGCGCAATCATCGTCGGCAACGGGCAACGTCACATTGCGCAACAAGGCATAGTTGCGCAGATCGGCCACGGCACAATAGCTGTTCGCGGCCTGATTGGTGCCGGTGCCATCTTCGACGATGATCGCAATAGCCATGCTCAGTCCTTCGCCTTGCGGTTATAGGCCCGCTTGGCGGGTTGTTCCGGCTCGCCCTGTTTCGGCGCATCGGCTAATTGGTGGTGTTGCTGCAAATCCGCCCGGTTGATGATGCGGTGCGACCCATCGGGATCAAGCACTGCAACGGTCGGAATGGGGTCGTGAATGGACATCTTACGCCTCCAAGAGATAGCCGGAGCGCGAACGCCCCGACTACCGTTACTCACTTGCTCAGCCGAGCAGCAACGCGGTGTGCGCTGGCTTGATGACGGCAGACCCAAAGGCCACCGACACCTCGTAACGCACCTGGCGATACTGGCGATACATCGCAACCTCAAACGACAGGCCCGAGCGCGGGTCAGTGATGACCATGCGATCATCGGCCATATCGCCCTCTTCCGGCAGGGCCGGAGCGCGGGTGACAAGGACGATGGCATTGCGCTGGAACGCGAAGTTCGGGGTGAACGCAGCGACCGAAGTCATCGCCACGCCCGATGCCAGCGACTGACGCAGGCCGGGAGCGGCAAGGGTCAGGTTGCCCGGAGCAGTGACGCCCACGGCTACGACGTACTGGTTCGGGTCACCCGCGAAGGTCACCACGTCACCCGCATTGATCGCACCGGAACCGGTGTTGACCGCAATCACGGTCGCGCCCTTGGCGGCCGCAGCACTGGACTTGTACAGCGTGCCAGCACCCGGAGTCACGGGGTTGATGCCCGCCGATTCGCGAATAGCGAAGCCATGCACGTCCAGCAAGACGCCCTGACGCAGCAGAGTTGCGTCCGCCGCTTCATTCGCCTTGGTCAGCTGGGTCAGCGTGCGCATCTTCGCGCCAGCCGTGGTGTCGATGACCAGTTGCAGGTCAGCGTTCGGAGCGCCGTTATCCTTCAGCACCTTGAGCGCCGCAGCGGTAGCCGATAGGTCGGACGCGAACGGGGTCGTACCCGCCACGCCAACGGCACGGGACGCGCTGATGTACTGCGCGGCCAGCGAGTTCTCGATCTCGTTGGTCAGCGTGCGCATCGCCTGGGTGATCTGGTCACGCTTGATGTTCGCGTAACCCGGACCCGTGTTGACGCCCTTGACCTCTTCGCCGGACCAGCGGAACGGCACGGCGCGCGACTTGGTGATCTGGATCGCCACGTTGCCGATGACCTGATCGCCATCGTTCGGGGCAGTGACGCCCGGGGTGACATCCTCAGCCGCTGCAGCCGGAGCCAGCGGGACAAGGATGGATTGGTTGACCGCAGCGCGTGCGGCAGAGGCATCCATCGCGACGGACGGGATGAAGCCGACCTATTCGCGAGAGATGACGTCCAGCGACTCGTAGAGAGTCGGCAGAAGGGAGGTGAGAGTGTTTGCCATGGGTTAAATCCTCAGTCGGTGATGGTGATGCCATCCTTGAACACTTTCGCCTTCGCGGCGTAGTCAAGGGCGTCAAATTCGGAACGCTTCATGGTTTTGCTTGCGGCCCCGCCGCGACCTGCACCGGAAGCCCCACCACCGGATGCTTTTGTACCCGCGACAATCGGCGCGAAGGCCGGGTTTGCCGCAAATTCTGCTTTCAGTTCGTCAATCGTCGCCGCGCTCGGCTTGCCTGCAGCATCGAGCACGCGTGTAACTGGTGCACCATCCACATAATCCACGGCCAGACGGCCTCGGATATGCGGCAGCAGCACATTGGCACTACCCTGCACCGCCAGATCGGCGGCGAGACGGCTTGCGACGCTATCGACCAGTACGCCAGTCAGGTTGCCGTTGAGGCGTTGAACCTCGGCATCCTTTTCGGCCAGTGCAGCGTTGTACTTCTCGCTCCACGACTTTTCCAGCGAACCCACGTCGCCGGCTTTGCGTGCGGCATCTTCCGCCGCCTTGCGCGCCGCGTCCTCAGCCTCCCTGCGCTTGGCATCCGCTGCCTTCTTCTCGCTCAACAGCTCGTCAACCTTCTTCTTCAGGCCGGTTACATCGTCGTTAGCCTATGGCTGCGGAATGCCCTCCACGCCCAGCGTGAACTTGCCATCGGCTTCGGTGTAAAGCGCCTTCACGCCGTCGTCCAAGCCTTCCAGTGAATCGAGCTGATATTTCAGTGCCATGTTGTTTGACCCCCAAGGTCAGTTTGATACCGGCCCAGCCGGCGATTAGGTGAGACGATGTGGCGGAAGGTTGAGGAGTCGAACCCCTACCGTTTCCAGTCCCTCCGGGTTCGAACCGGATTGCCAGCCAACCTAGCGGAACCTTCCGTAATTGGAGCCGGACGCAGGAATCGAACCCGCAACCTGTTTCTTACAAAGGAACTGCTCTGCCAATTGAGCTAGTCCGGCTTAATGGTCGGGGTGGATGGATTCAAACCATCGGCAACTCGCTTCCAAAGCGAGGACTCTGACCAGGCTGAGCTACGCCCCGTGAATCATGAAGGTTCCGATATCACCCATCGTCACCTACAACCGTTGAGGCGCTTACGCGTCTGTTTGCTCGGTATGCCTTTCGGCATGTTGAATATGCGATGGCCGACACTGATCTCCGGCATGGCTACATCGTGCTTCCAGTTACCTAGGCCAGCTGGACCTTGTAGGTAATAGCCGCGTCCTGCTTTTCGCTGCGCATCAGCCTGCGCATTCATCGCAAAACTTGGTGGATCGCGTGAGAATCGAACTCACCGCTTCGATCTTGCAAGGATCAAATGCGCCCAAGCGCGCAACCCATATTGTGGAGCGAGGCTAGGGACTCGAACCCTAACTGCATGGCTTGGAAGGCCGGCGTATGCCATCATGCCTCGCGGAAATTTACTGGTCAGAGGTTGTATGGATTATTTAACCGACAGGATGCGTTCCTCATCGGAGCTTCACCCATGCAACCATCTCCCGCTTGACCAGATGAGCTTGTCGTTCTCTCGCCAGTCACCCAGCTCAATTAAGGCTGGAACCGGCTTGGAATCTAGGGATGATTCATTGAATCAGAAGCGTATTTACAAACCAGCTTTCAAGAACGCTAACGGCTCCAACGCCTTCATCTGCACCAGCGTCAAGGGCTGGAACGTGCGATCAAGCTGCAATGCTGCGAACCGTTCTGCGCTCAATCCGCCGTCCAAAAACAGCTTCGTGCGATCGCGACCCAGCACTTCTCGAATGAATTCCTCGGGTTGCTCCTTGAGCCACTGGTAATAGCTCAGGTCTTGCGGCACCGGGCCGTTTACGCTGGCCCGTGTCGCGCCCTTGTTGAGGAAATCGAACTCGGGCGGCAGCTTGAGGATTGTGGTCGAGCGGCATCCAACATGCAGAGGCGGCACCGGACCTTTGCCGATCTTGAACACCCTGCGATCGAGCGAGCGGCACTGAACCGTCGTGCGCGAATCCAGTGTGGCGATGAATTCATACTCGGTGGATAGGTCGGAGTTCGCCTTCCACGTTTCGGACCTCGCCTGACTGGCGGCATGCTGCACCGCCGTCCTCACCATCGCGTCCGCGCCGCGCTTCGTACTGCTTAGCAGGCCATTGCTATATTTCAGCGCCCGTGTACCACGAATCGCGCGCACCATCTGCGCGTTCGTCTGGCCCTCGAAGTAGCTGCGCCGGATCGTGCCGGTGAAGGCCTTGCGCTGCGCCGAACTCCAATCCGTCACGAACGATTCCAGCAGCTTGCCGCCATCCGGGCCGCGAACGCTCAGTGGATTGGTGAGTACCGCCGTCTTGATCTGTGCCGGCGAGGGAACCGCCGACTCGAATACCTTTTCGGCCGTATCGACGGCCTTGGTCAGTGTCGCCGCTTCAAAGCCAGCCTGATACTCGGCAATGTCGATCACGTCGGTTTTCAGACGCTGCCAGTAACGATCCTGGATCGCCGCGATGTTGGCGTCCACATCGGCCAGCAGCGCCTCGAGTCGGCCCCGTTGGAAGTCGGTCAGCTCATCGCCGGATAATGCGTCACGGATCACTTGATCCATCTCGCGCAGGAACGCATCGAACTTCGTCGCCTCGTGCGACTTCACCCGCTCAAGAAAGACCTGTTGCCGGACGGCAATGGTTGCCATCGCGGCCTGTTTCGTGGTCATTGGCCGCCCTGGTTCGCCGCTTGCGTCAACGCATCAGCGCCCGGCAGATTGTTAGGGTTGGCCGCACCCTTCGGCGCACCGCCCAGAATCGCGCTCATGCCACCTTGCGGCTGCTCAGCCTCAATCTCGGCTCGAATCTCGTCATCGGTCTTTTCCGGGTCAATCACACTGACCTTGCGCAAATAGGCCCACAGGTCGGTTTGCGGGACCGCGCCGGCCTGCCACGCCTGCACTGCCGCCATGATCGACGGGGCGTCCAGCGGGTTGACCGCGAACTCGGTATCAATCGCCAGCGAACACTCACCCTCGGCGCCCATGAACTCCGCAGCCCAGCCCAGCGCGTCGGTATAGCCCAGTGAAATGTTGTCGCAGACCAACGCTAGCACGCTGGCATCGTTTGCCGCATCCGTGCTGGCCTGCGTTGCCGTCTTGGAGCGCCCGGTGTTCGGCTGAATCAGCTTGGCACCCAACGCCCTCATCTGTTCTTCTTTGTCCAGCATGGCCTGCCGGACAAGGTTGTTCGGGCTAGCCTGCGCGATGCCGAACGAGCCGCCCACGGGTAGCGGGAGCACGTAACGCGAGCCCAGCATCACGCCGTTCTTGACCAGCGTGTCGCGCCACTCGGGATCGAGCCCGCTCATCCAACCCTGCGGCTGACCAGTCAGGAACACAGAATCCTCGTAGTCGGCCGAATTGCGGTAATGCGCGATATTCAGCGCCGCGATATCGTACAGCGGCGATACCATCAGATCGTTTGACGTGCCCAGCGACGAGGCGAAGCTCTCCAGCTCCGGTGTGTTGCGGACGGCACCGAGAAAGGCGAACGGGATCTCACTCCACGGCTGGCCTTTGCCATTTAGCGGAACGGACGTGGTGTCGAGCGTGTAATCTTCTGCCCCCTCATCCTTCGTCCATACCTCTTGCACATACATGCCACCGCGAAGCCTCAGTACGCGATAGGTGATCTGTGTATCGAAGCCGAACTCGCTGTATTGGTTGACTACCTCGCGGATGACGACAAGCGTCAGGATTTGGCTACCGCCGACTCGCTCCGTCTGCCAGTTGATGATGCTGTGGGCCGGGTACAGATTGATCGTGGCGACGGTGTTACCCGATTTCACGTCATAAACGGATGTTTCGGCGGTGTTCTCAACCACCGGAAAGTCAACCAACAGGCCGGCACGGCCCGTCTTGAGCAATTCGGCGAGCGCCATCTGGCACGACTGCACCAGCGAGCAACCGGCGCCGTCGGCATCGTCCGTCAGGTATTCCAGCGCGGCAGGGATCGCAATCTCCGGCCACTTGCCGAACGCCATGCCGACCAGGCTCGACAGGGTGCGCCCCGTCGCGTTGTAATACACGGCGCGACTCAGGTACTGCGCGTAACGCTGATTGGCTTCCAGCGAGAAATCGGACGGGTTGGGGCGTGGCAAATACTCCTCGCCACGGCGCTTGATGGCGTGCTGACCCGTGCAGGCATCCTCGACCATGCGCCACAGCTCGATGTTCTAAGCGTGCTCCGGCCGCGATGTTTCGACGCTGTTTTTCATCAAGGAAGCCTGAAGGGGAGAGACATGAGCGGCTTGACCAGCGGAAATAGCCGATGGATCACGTAGCCGCCTGCGTCGTTTGTATGGTCCGTACCCGACGCCTTGTCAGGCTCACCGTTCGCCGCCCATACCTGCTGTTCCAAGTGGTCCGCATAGGTTGGGCACGTCTTGGCGTTGACCTTGTAGCGCCGAACGCCAAGCGCGTTGCAGAACATCGCGTTCATGGCGTTGATGCGGTCTTTTACGGGCGGATTGGCAGTGGGCGCAATGACGACGAAACCGGCCGCCCGCAGTAGCGCGATATCCGTCTCGCTGGCGTTGACTGATTTACGGCTTCCGCCGCTCGCGTCGGGATAGACACGAATCTCACGGGTTTTCTGCCAGTCCGAGCCGTTGTGTCTCCAATACCGCTCGCGAATCTGCCGGATCATGTCCGGCGTGTCGTAAGCGTTGATGATTTCCTCGACGGCCCGTGGGTCGCCGTCCCGCAGAATGTGGACAATGCCGGCCATCTTGCCGACGTTGAAGTCGATGCCGATGTGCAGTGACTCGCCGTCCGCCACCTGGTCATCGCAGCCGTTCTTGGTGCGGTCAAAGGTGTGATAGACCGTGCCGCTGGTGAGGTTGACGAATTGCCCGTCGATGTAAGCCTAGACCAGCTGCGCCGGGTACGTCGCAAACAGACTGGGGATGTAGTCGTCAGGTAGGTTCGATTCGTTGTCGTAGGTGCTGGCCTGCACCATGCCGTACATACCGGCGAGCGCGGGATTGTCGCGCACCGATTTCACCCACTGCTGATAGGTGAACTTGAAGCCCTCTGGCGTGGTTGCGGCATCGGCCCCATTCAGGCCATCAAAGTTAAGGCGCAAGCGGGCGAGAATCTTCCGCCATGCATGCTCAGCCTTGCGGATCGGCAGGGTGTCCAGCTCATCCACGTCAGCCCGTGCAATCTTGAAGCCGACGATGCTTTCCGGCTTCTCCATTGAGCGGCAGATTGTGGTTCCGCGATACACGCGGCCGCTGTAGAAGTGAACCTCTTTGTTGACCTCGGCAATCTTGACTCGCAAACCCCAGTCGTGAGCCACCTCCTCAATAGTGGGAAAATAGATATCGCGAATCTGCGGGTAGCTCGGCGCGAAGTAGCCGCGATGTGCCTTCGGATGCTCCCAGTAGTGCTTGCAGGCCCCGGCAGCAATGGCCCAGGTCTTGCCCGCACCGAAGCCGGCAACATAGGCCCGAAACTTGTGTGGCAGCGCAAGGAAGCGCGCCTGCGGATCGTTAAGCGTCGGCACAGGGCTTTCGGGCGTCCACTACGGACACCTCGACCCTTACAGGCTGGGCTTCCTCACCCTCGCCGTCAGTGTCCTTGTCCAGGCCAGCCAGCTTTGCCTTACCCATTGTTGCGGCAGCCATCGCCGACGCCTACCCGCGCTCCTTGCCCACTTGGCGCGCTTCTTCCAGCTCCGCAATTAGGCTTGCCACCGTGACACCGTGTGTCTACTGCACCACCCCGCGAAGCTCCGCTATGCGCCCCGTGATCGCCCCGTTTGCGAATAGCTCATTTGACCGCTTGTTCACGGTCGCCGGCTTCATGGCGCTGGCGTCGTAAGCCTGCCGATATGCCTCGCTGGCGTTCCCGGTCTCAATATACTTTTGGCAGAACGCCTCCTGCTTGATCGTCAGTCCCATGGTCTTTCCTCAACGGCCCTGCCGTCGATGCGCCAACCTCGGGTCAGCGTTCTACTTGAATCAGTGTAGCGTCGAGCTGCATGGCCTGCCAGCAAAGGCACTATCCGTAACGGCTTGGGCCACATTGGTCAGCGTCAATGCGGCTTCGTTTGCCGTCATGTGCTGCCACTTGCAACTCCATCCTGCGCCAGTCACTTCAACGGTAATGGTTGGATTGCGGGCGAATAGTGCGCGCCATGCATTGCGGAGTCGGTTAAGCATGGTCAGTCACCAGCTTGGCGATCAGTTCGCGTATCCATGCCTTGTCGCCGCCATACGTGATTTTGCCATCTTCGCCGAGACGGACCAGGGCGACGGTATGGGATGTGGCGGGGGGCGTAGGGTTCGAACCTACTTCAAGCGGGTTAGAGCCGCTTGCATTCCCGTTTATGCTAGCCCCCATCATTCTCAGCCCTGCGGCTTCGGGGCATCCGGGCTACCCGCCAGGTCAGCGAGTGGTGTGACCGGTGCCGGGACGCTGGGTGCGACCACCGGCACCGACTTGCTCACGCGACGCGCGAAGTAGACATAACCGCCGACGATGGCGGCAAGGACAATCAAGGCGGATACGATCATGGCTGCAATCCTCGGATCTTGGTGAGCTGGTCGTTTGTCGTGGCGAGGCACGACTTCAGGCGTATGGCGTAGTCAATCAATGAGCCGTTCGTCCACGTTGCCGGCACGTCCACGATGCATGGACGCAGCAAATCCGTGGGCAGCGCGATATACGCTGGCACATTGACTCTTACCGTCTCAGTGCGGATAGCCGGCTTGCTGGCGCAGGATGCGAGACATAGCATCAGGCACGGCAACATCAGCCCATGCCTTAACTTGCGGGTGAGCTGCATATGCATCGCGTAATGCCTTCTGGGCCTTCAATGCGGCCCGCTGCTGCGTTTCGGCGTATGTCTTGGCGTCTCGCACTGCCTTGGCGGTGGCGGCGACGTCAGCGGCGGACTTGTGAGCCCATTGCTGGTTTGCGGCTAGTAGCGCGGCAATCGTCGCCAGATTGGTTTTCTGCGCCGATTGGAAGGTTTTGACGGCTGACTGCAAAGTTACCGCGCTAGTCTTGTAATGGCCGACCTCTATGTGCTGCACGCCTGCCACGACCAGCAGCAGGCAGGCCAGTGCGGCGAAGGTCGTGGCGCGGATGCCGCCGAGTAGTTCAACGATCATGGTCAGCTATCCGTGGGTTTCTTGGTGATAGCGGAATCAGCGACGTCCGACCCGAAGTAGAGGCCGAGCGTCCATGTGGTGAACGACACCCACTGTTCTGAGGTGAGTAGGTGGGCGATCAGCAGACCTAGACCAGCAAGGAAGGCGGCGCAGGCCAGTTTGAACTTACTGTGCAAATACCAGTTGTTCATGACTTCAGGCACAGTGCGCGCTCGGCGGCTCGGCGCGTTACCAGGCCACGAAGCTGCCGGCCGCCGCTATACGTCCAGCGCAGCAGATCACCACACCAAATGACGGCGGGTTGGCCTTCATTGAGCTTGCGAATCAGTGAGGAATGGCAGGCGGCGGTTACTCCCACATTCCACTCCCAGCTCGCCAGCGCGGCGGCTTGATTCAGCGTGAGCGGTCGTTTAATGCACGGCTCGAACTTGCCCCATTCCACCGCCAGACGCTTGTCTAGGCGCTGCAGGCAGGCGTCAATCGTTAGATGCATACCCGGGCGAACATCCGCGCCAGTCTCACCAGCGCAGACCGTGGCGACCCCGTTAACGTCCACATAGGTATGCGTGACCACGTCCTCCTAATTAGCGATGAAAGGGGCGGCTATCATTATCAGCGCTCCTAGGGCTATGCCGGTGCGACCCTTAGACCACGGCATGGTCGGAATCGTCCGGCTTCTTCGCCTCGCGCCGCCACTTCCAAATCAGGTATGCACATTGCAAGCCGAGCAGCGACACGGTGAGTATCCAGACCAGCGTCTATGGTCCGAACCCCCACGCCCATGCGCCGATGAACGCAGCGGTAGGCGTGCCACGGGCTAGCGCACCGTGAATTTCGTTCGTGACGGCCTGCGGGATCTGCATTGGCGTTCCTTGGTGATGGCCGCCAACGCGAGCCGAGTGGAGTTACTTGATCGCTGTCACGTTGCCGCGTTTGCGCGCAGGCGAGCGCATCACGCCCGTCTCATTGTCCTCGCCCGTGATGGATCCGGACTTGTAATCGACGAATAGGGCATTGAAGCCATGGGTGTCGGCATACCAGGCCGTGCCATGCGGGAAGATGATTTGACCTTTCTCGCAATCGACGTATTCGGCATCCCCGTCAAGCTCGATTTCGACGTCACCCACCATCTCGTCTGGGTTTTCGGCGTCGTCGGTCATGGGGTTGCCTGAATAGTTGCCGGGCCAGATGCGTGCTGCACAGCGAGACGTTGCACGCCCACGCCCTAAATCGACTCATCGAATCGGCTTAGGGCTGTCTCGCCTGATAGCCAGTTATTCCCCGGCTGGGGCTAATCCGCGCGACGCCGAAGCGTTTCGCCCAGTAAGGACTCATCAGGCGCGGTATCTATGCACTATACGTCAAGAAACGGCGCTGCTATGCGGTTTCTTGACGTATACATCAATTCATCGCGCGGGTTGAATCGCGCCGATTGAACCGGTGGGTTGAATGGTGCATACGTGATCCGTTAGCGGGTTAACGGATCACGGGTGGAGTAATTATTTGCCCTCGGGCCGCTTATGCAGCCCCTTTTCGGCCAGCAGCGCAGCCAGGTCGTCCATGTGGATGCAGTCGCAGAGGCATGCGTAGCTCACTGTGCCGCTTGACAGTGGGAGGATGTTTCCATTGCAGTGGTCATTGCCCGGCGTGGCACCGTACAGGACGCCAAAAGCTTGAACGCGGCCACCATTGAGCATGACGATCTGATCGCCGTTCTTGGCCTCGCGGCCGTTGCGGTAATGCATGCGGATCTCCAAATTGGGGCCGGGATTACGCCCTCCGGCTGGCGTTGACTGCCTCGCGGCGGTCAGCTTGCGGCGTCCGCTGCTATGGCGGCATTCAGGCCACCCATGGCGGATTTGCCTATCACTGGGTGCACCGCAAATTGATTGGGGATACGGGCCGTACGTGCCCGCTATCCTGCATCAGGGAACCGTCTCGCTCAGGTAACCGGAGCTTGTGAGATCGCCACGGCAGCTAACCGTGTCCTAGTGCAGCCCCAAAGGTGAATCGCCGCCCTGTTCGAGCTTGCCGGCCTTGCGAGGCTTCGGGAGATTTCGGTAGAGGCTGGGCGGCAAAGATGAAATTTCTTTGATCTTTTAAGTGTGCCAGACGGCCATGTTTATCCGGCCCGATTAACTTCGCGGCCAGACGTTCTCTGTCGCGTCCTCCCATCGCTCGCGAAACCAGCGGCTATGTCGGCCTGTTCGACACTGCTCCATGTCGTCTCGGAAGCTGGCAATCAGCTCTTTTGTGCGGGACTCCACGGCATCGCGGATATATAGATATGCGTCATGCCCGCAGCCATATTGCTCACATCGCTTGTTGCGCCCCGGCATCTCGTCGGACAGATGCGGCCACAAGGCCAACGCAAGCCCGTCACGCGCTGCCTGATGTCCCCACGGCGTGTCGTAGGACTCCACCGCCCGCTTGTTGCGCTTGCTGCCAGCACGCGGTGCCATAGCCGCTGCGTCGGCCACATCGTAGGCCCAGTCCTTGATGGCCCGCTTATGACTCAAGTCCTCGGCGACATGTGCAAGGTAGAGGGATTGGGCAATAGAGTCGTCCGCGATCATGCGGCACACCGACAGCCACCACGCCACGGAATCATCCGGCTTTCCCCACCAGTACGCGGCGGTTCGCTGATCGGCGTCAGGGTCTTCGCGCTGCTCATGGACGGCCTTGAGCGCGGCGATGATTTCGGCAGCAGTGAAAACTGTCACGCCGCCTCCTGCAACATTTGCGGGCAGACCGTGTGCCGCGCAACTTCGCCGAACTCCTTGTGCAGCACGATGGCCTTCATGTTCTGCCGCGACCGCCAGCCACCATTCGCGGCATAGGCATCGTTTGGCGCAAGCGTGTTGAAGGATTCGACGGTGCAGCCGGCGAACTCTTTGATCGACTGATTGTGGATATGTCCGGTCAGCCAGTAACGATGCTTTGACGATCCCCACATTTCGGGTCGGTCGGCGGCCATGACGCCCGGAAGCGCCTCCATCTTCACCGTGTGTCCATGGTGGATGCCGACAAGCGTCCTGCCAAACTGGAAATAGGCGAACAGCGACGGCTGCGTGTCTACCGTCACCCGCGACTCGCGCTCATAGATTTGCGACAGTGCCACGCTCATCCAGAGAGCGCCGCTTTCGTTGTGGTTGCCGGGTATACAGATCACGCGGACAAACTTGTGCTTTTCCAAGGCCGATTCGATGCATTGGCGAATGATCTTGACGCCAACTTGAATGATCTTGGCGTAGCGCCCGTCAGCATCCAGCGGATGCCCGCTGCGAGGTGTTTGCGCCACAATCCCATCGCTATGCAGCCAGTCGCCCAGATCAATGACCGCTGCGGTTTCCGTGGCTGGTGCGCCAGAGACAAGCTCCGCCATTGCGCCGCATTGCACGCGCTCGGCAATCTTCAGATCCCAATTCGCGCCGGTTTCTTCCATCCAGCTACGCATGCCGATATGTGCATCGCCGATGGGATACACAGTCATCAGGTCGGGCAGGTATGTACCTTTGGCCTTGCGTGCCAGGAGCTTCGGCAAGTCGCATGTCATGGCATCGATGGCTTCGCGCATCATGGCAAGCTGCCTTTCCGCATCCGCCGTACTCTTGACCCACTGGGCAGCTACCGTGCCATCCTCGCGATACATCGTTGAAACGCCTTTGAGCTTGAATCCATCCGGTACGTGATGCGTGTAACCGTGCGCCGGGCTATACCCCTTCAACGCCAGCCGCTTCGCCCGTTCCTGCAGGCCAGATCGCGCCACGCCAAGATGCTTCGCCGCCTTGTTGATGCTGCCGCACGACTCCAGTGCGGCAATCACTTCGTCGTCGGTGTGAATCTTCGGGGCACTCACAAAAACGCCGCCCATAGCAGGCAGATCGCCACGACAGCTAGCGCGATCGCGTAGCCAATCCATAGCGGCGACAAGACCCACCACCAAGACCACGAAACGACCCCGCCGAGTTTCAGGCCGATGAACAGGATTGTCAGCAGGCAAGCAAAGCTTATGCCGCCGCCTGGTGCTGGCGGGATCGGTGCGCGGCGTATTGCATCGTTCGACATATAGGTCATAACCTGTCCTCTGGTGTGCGCTCATCGTCGATACGCATGGCTTCGGCATACATCGGGTGCATGGGTTGCGTGCGCACGAACGTTCCGCCAACCTCGTCCCATGCGTGACGTGACGCGACGCGACGCGTGATCCCGTTACCATGCGAATCGGTGAAGGTTGTTGGGACATCGCGCAGCGTGGCGGACATCGGTGGCGCATCATCGCGAGGCGGAACGCGTTCATTCGGGCCGAAGCTCGCGAGATAAGCCAGTTCGGCCGGCGTGCAGATGCGGCTTGGCTCAAGCGGCGGTTTGCCGGTTGCGGCGGCGTCCAATTGCGCGCGCGTCGGGAAGCATGCGTTCCAGTCGATGTCGGCGACCGGCGACGTTTCGGGAATGTCGGCGACCGCGTACAGTGCCGCGTCTTGTGCTGCCGCGACGGCGCTGGTTTCGTCGTACAACTTGCGAGCGTTATTTGACGGCGAACCCTTGGCGTTGCGTGGAAGCGGAACACCATCCTCACGCTCAATCTCTTCTTGCAACAAGGCCAGTGCCCGCCATGCCACTTTGGCGCTATGCCGCTGCCCGTCAGTGTCGATCGTGCCGGCGTCCACAAGGTGCCGCATGATGCAGTCGGCATGATCCATCGATTTGCCGCGTGCGTGGTGCATCGGCTCACCAGGATTGTGCTGGTCATTACCCGCCTTGCTCACAGCGGCTACGGCAGCCAGCGCGTTCGGGAAGTACCAGAGCAAGCCCTCGGCCATTGGCGCGGCTTTGCGGGCGGCTGCGTCTTGCGGAAGTGATCCGTTCATGACTTCGCCTCCGTCTGACCCCATCGCAATCCGTTGAACCACCTGCGAAGGCAGTAGGAGCGAACCAGCGATATGCCGGTGAACACCACACCGATGCCGAAAGCCTTGCTCGCGTTCAGGCTAATGAAGCCGAAGTGCGGCAGGATCAGGAGATTCGCGCAAAAGTTAATCGAGAAGCCGACGAAGATATTGGCCCACGATTCGACGAACGATCCGAACTTGGTCTGAGCCATCACGCCGCCCCGCGCAGTTGCTTGACGCGTGCGATATGGCGCAGCTTGACGGCAGCAACTTGCAACCGTGCCTGCGTGTAGAGGCTTTGCGCGTTGTCGCGGATGGGCTTCGGGTCGGTCAGCTTGCGTCGCTTCGGATCAGCCTCGATCAGTGCGGCGCGGCTATCCAGCGAGGCGGCAATCTTCGTCAGGCTGCCGGCATGCGCAACGCGGCGCTGGAATGTCTTCGTCCAGCCGAAACATACGGTGCGCTTTTTCATTTCTTCGCCCCCATCTTTTGAGCCACCCATTTGGCGTGCGACTCTGGGTTACTCACTATCTCGATGCCGATATGATTCGTAATGGCGGAGATGCGGTCTTGAACGGTCGGCTCGGGATAAAGGATGCCGTTCGGCCCGATGATGAATGACATGCGCGGAGTGGAAGTGGTGCCGACAATCCGCTCCAAAGAGGCCACTCGATCCGTCAGGCGACATACCTCAGCATGCAGCTCGAACTCTCGATCACTTTGCGACTTTCGGCTGAAAATACTCATGCCGGCACCCCACTGCGCCGCACAAAGCGCAACCGCTTAGCAGCCGACTCGGCCTGCAACTTCTGGTAATGATCGGGATCGCGCAGGACGTTCAAGCGAACCTTCACAGATTCGATGTCCTTGAACGCATCGGGCGCTTCGGCGAAGGTCTGGCCGTCCACGCAAGCGCGCAGCGTGTCCAGCTCATTTTGCAGTTCGACTTCGGCTAGTTGTGTCATGACCTCATCCTGTTTTCAGTGAGGTCAGATTCCACTTGTTTTGTCGCGTTGTGCGGAATCTATGCGACTTTCTCACGCGCCTTTTCAGCGAGGCGGTATACCGTGGATCGGTGGCACCCGATGCGCCGCGCCGCCACGTCTGCGCCCAACAATGGCAACATGGATTCAGCGTTGCGAATGCGGCGCGCCTTGAACAGCAGCGTGAGCATGCGGGCCTCCAACTCGCCACATGCCGACATGTCCACGCCTTCATCCCGCAGCGCAATCATCGTGTTTGCAATGTCGTGTTCGGTCGTCATGGCTCACCCCGGGGTCACTAATGCAATGGCTTCGTTAATGGTCCTGACAATGTGCACTTCCCCGCCCGCCCTACCTATCTCCGCATGCACGCGAATCTGCGCTGTCGTCAGCGATTGATCGGCCTTGGGTTTTGCAGGATTCTTCACCTCGACCATCCAGACTTTGCCGCGATAGATCACCAACAGGTCCATCACGCCACCACCTGAGCCGGACAGGTCGATCACGCATGCGCCGATAGCCTTGAGCGCCGAGACAATCGACTTTTGATTTTCGTCAACGCGGCGGCGGTGATGGATCATGCAATCGCCTCATATAGCGACCTAACTCCGCCTCGCCCACCGTCAGGAACCTTACGTCCGCGTCGAACCGTGCCGCCACGCATAAGCCTGCGCAGTGCATTACGGACGGCTTGCTCACTGACGCCGATACGTTCGGCAATGACATCCGAAGTCAGCGGCCTCGCTGCCAATGCCAGCGCAACGTGCATCATCACGGTATTGCGCGAGCGGGGCGTCTTCGTGGTGCGATACATGCGCCGTGCTGCCGTCGCGGCTTTGCGCGCGATCTTGACGTTCCCGGTGCATTTCGCATCCTGCAGATCGGCGGCGATGAATACGATTTTCCATCGCGCATTGAACGGGCCGGCCAGCGACGCGCCGGAACGCTGCAATCGGTTGGCGAATGGCGAACCGACACGGGCCATGACGTAGCCCTCATCCTCGACTGGGTTGACTATCCACTCGCCGCCTTTGTCGTCCATGACATCAGCAATCTTCAATGCCGCCTTGTCTGCGACGGTTTCGGTAATCTGGATCATTTCGTTCCCTTAATTGTCAAAATGCCCGCGTCATACATGGTCCGCAACGTGCGAGCCATGCCGCGCAAGGCGTAGAAGTACCAATCGGCTGAATCTTTCGGTAGGCCTGGAAGTCGCCCGTCAAGCAGGTCGTGACAAGTGGCGCAGGCATAGCAGCTGCATACGTCGTCAGCCTTCAAGCC